CCCAACAGGAAGTGGATGCGGTTGCTGCCCTCCTTGCCGGAATTGTGGTTGAAACCGATGATAAAGGCATCAACTTTCAAGCTGGAGATCGTAGTCGCACCCACCTTGCCATTGATAGTTACGGACTTCGTGGCACCAACAGACCAATAGTTTGCACCCTGCCCGGCATCGCTGACGGCCTTGATGACTGCCCAACTGTTGCTGCTGAGCGTTTTGGACACCAGCGTAACGGCCACCGTGAACGTCTTGCTGGACGGTGCAGTATAGTTGGTATCTGCACCCACATTGACCGTAATAGTGGCACTGCCGGTCGCCTTTGCGGTCACCGTGATGGTGGTGCCGGAAACACTTACCGTTGCAATGTTCGTACTGCCAGAGGATGCGGTCACCGTACCGCTGCCCGGCCGCGTAACAGTGATGGTGCCAGAGGTTTTCGGGTAGGTCAGGCTCAGACTGCTTGCGGACAGCGTAATACTGCCGGTCGCCTTGCCGATCGTCCACGAAGCGCTCTTGGCCGTAGTCGTCCCATCCGACCACTTATAATTGGAAGTCGGGGTAAAGGTGGCGCTGTAGCTGCCAGCATTGGTTGCGCTGCTCGTGCCGCCGATCGTCAGCTGAGAACTGTTATAGTTGCTCCACGACGGGGACTGCGCCGAGCCATTATAGGTCACGCTGCCGGTCTGTGCCGGCACATTCTTGACCTCGGCTCGGCCAATCGTCCACGACACACTCTTGGCTTCCTGCGTGCCGTCCGTCCAGACATACTTGCCGATGGGCGTAAACGTGGCCGTATAGGTGCCAGCATTGATGCCGGAGGTCACGCCCCCGATCGTCATCATGCTGCTGTCATAGCCTTTCCATGTGGGACTCTGGGTGGAGCCGGTATAGGTCAGGCTCCCGCTCTGGGCGGGCACGGCCTGAATCGTCAGGGTCAGCACAGAAAGCGCATCAATGGCTTCCTGCACATTCGCCGCCGAAATGCCGGACTTGCTGTTGTCGTAGGAAATATCTGCCGCAGTGCCGCCGGACGAACCACCGCCACCGCCAGCATTAAAAGGACCCCATGCCATAAGATTAACCCTCCTTTGCCGCTGTTGCGGCCGTGATGATGTGGTACTGCGCCGAAATCGTAGCTGTTGGCACCGATGCCGCACGAAGCCGGAGGATGCCGGCACGGCTTTCGGTCGCAACAAAATTTGCCGCTCGTGCCACTGCGCTACTGGACGGGGCAACATCCACCGCCACATAGTCAGCCGCCGTTAAGCCGCTGATTGCAATGTCGATGTAGTTCGTATAGCCGGGAACACTGCTGTCAGTTTTCCAGCCAGTTGCAGGGATAGAAAAAGAAACGAACTCCGTTTTATCCGCTTTTACTCCATCCATTTCATCCAAAGCAGCGGCCGCGGCATCAGCCACCTGTGCCGCCCGATCTTTTGACTTCTGGGACACCGCCCGAAGCTGGGAAAGGGTCGTGAGCTTTTCGCTCAATAGGATCACCTCCCGAAAAAAGGAAGCGGCGGGACATCCCCGCCGCTATCCATGCTTATGAACTTACTCGCCGTAGACCTCGGCCAGCATTTCAGAAACCTCGCTGTCGGTGGCAATGCTCATGCCATCCAGCTTGCTCTTGTCGGCAGCAGCCATCAGACCGTCAGCTGCGGCAGTAGCCTTGCCATAGGTGGTATCCTGCGCAGGGATGCCCAGATTGGTGATGTCATCCTTGGTCACAGGAGTGGTGGCGGTCACATGGCCCTCTTCATCCACGGTGGTCTTGTACAAGCCGCTGGCAGCAGCGGTGTGGGTGGGATGAACATACTTGTTTGCGCCAGCCGCAATGCCGTCCAGCTTATCCTTGAGGGCCGCAGTGAAGTTCTCGTCAGACAGGCCCTTACCTGCTTCCTTTTCAACATAACCGGACAGGTCAACGAAACCAGCCAGCACATCGTACTTATAGGCATCGCCGACCTTGACCACCACGACATTGGTGCCCTTGGGATATTTGTTGCCCGCGCCCTCAACAAAGTTGGCGGTAGTAGTGAAAGCATCGGTGACATTGTACACGTTGCCCAGAATGCTCTCAGACAGAGAGGGCAGTTCAGCAAAGGCCACAGAGCCAGCAGGCTTATAGACAGAGCTGATCTTGGCGTTGATCTCATCCTTGGTGTAGGCATTGGTAATGCCGTAACCGTCCAGAGTAGTTGCCTTGTCAGCCTTGCCCTCCAGAACAGCAGCCAGCGCGTCATCGAGGTCAGACTGAGAAACCTTTGCCTTGAAAGCCAGAGCGGCCAGACCCTTGATGGCGACATCAGCACCGTTCACGGAAATGCTGCCATTCTTGGAGCCAGTGGCGATCAGGATGTCAACCATCTTATTGGCAATAGCCAGCGCAGTACCGTTCACCTTGACCCCCTCAAGGACGTTGGCCTGAGAGCCAACATTCTCCAGAGTATCAACACGCGCCGCCAGAGCATCGGCGACCTCTTTCTGCTTGGTACCCAGTGCCTTCAGGTCAGCCAGTTTTGCCAGATGTTTCTCATTGTAAGCCATAGTAGTTTTCCTCCTAAATTTTCTGTGATTTACTCACCATAAATTTCTTTCAGCATTTCGGAAGTATCATCCGAAGTTGCAATCTGATCTTCGGACACCTTTGCATTGGCCGAAATCGTGCCGTCTTCGGTCACTTCGATTCCGTTACCAATCTTAACGTGTCCCAGCTGTTCGCGGGTCGCAACGGTCAAGTCACTCTCTCCACCCCCTCCCTTGCCAAACAGAATGATGCAAGTGGAAATGTCTGCGGCGGGGATTTCCTTGGAGTAGAACTTCACCACTCCATCCCCGGTTTCGCATCCGTTCACGACACCCGCATCTTCGGCAATATGAAAACTTCCCAGCAGAGGTGCGCCGCTCGGAATGAGGGCGCTCGTACTGTCGGGAAGTTCTGCGGTATAGATATAGCTGTAGTCCGGGCTTTCTTCATCAGCCTGTTCCCAGCCCGATGCAGCCAACGTCAGAAAGTATGTACCGTAGTACCCACCGCTGCCATGTTCCGCAATCTCCTTGCGAATCATAGTCTCAACAGTCTTCTGATCCATGATCTGACCGGACTCCTCCAGCTTCTTCATGGCGGAACCCACTGCATCCATGATGATGCCGGCATGAGCTTCCGGGTCTTCATTGTGCCGCTGGAGCAGGTCATTTACTGCCGCCACCGTTGCAATGGCTTCCGGGTCGATTGCCGCCGTCACGGTATCAACATCACCAACGGCGGCGATCAGATCAATGGTAGCCAGCTTGCCCACAATCGAACTTGCCGGGCGGATCCATTCAGGTTCATTTTCCAGCACGAGATAGGTATAAGGGACTTCGCCCTCATCGGGGTCTTCTGCATAAAGGACAACCGCCGTGCAGTAGAAGCCCTTGTCCACATTTGCCGAGTTGATCTGCACCGTGACCTGGCACTCACCATCCACCGGGTTGGTGATGCCCGCAATCACGGCATCCATGACATAATCGGCAGGCTCCGTCATGGTTTTCGGGGTCTTGTCGTCCGGGATATTGCCCTTGCCCACGGCCACCCGCGTGTATTTCATCGCACAGCGGCCAGCAAGAACCTTTGCGATCAGGGCAATGCCGGCGGCAGACCCATAGCTGCCGTCTTCATATTTCGCCATAAGCTCTCTCCTTAATCAATTCTTCTGGGCTTGAGGTGTGTATGGTAAACAGCGCCACGCACGCCCTCATGCGCCATGGTGGCCGTCTGCACAGTGTCAGGGTATACGCCCTCGATCACAGGCGGCAGATAGGTTCCTCTTGATGTTTCAAAGCGGCTTTCAAACAGCCGGTCTTTTCCAACAATCGGCGGATAGAAATCAGCTTCGGTAAAGCCGCCGTGGCCGATTTTGAAATCTGCCCGGCTGCTGCGGTCCTCTGAAACGGGAGGAAGCCAGCGAACCACATTTACCATTGCGCCGTGACCAATGTTCAGGTCATAGCGGTATGTGCGGTAGGTCCGCAGATACAGGCGTAGGCCAACACCGGCGGTCAGAATACGCTTGAGGGCAACTGCAATCTGATCTATCAGCGCCAGCCGTTCCTCAGAAAGCAAGCTCTGATCCACATACAGTGCGACCTTTGCAGGGTACACGTCCTGCAACTCAATATCCGAAAACTGAACACCCAGCAGCTCCCCCGCTGCCCGGATGACGGTATCACCATCGCCGCCGGAAAGCTGTGCCAGCATCTTGACCCGGATTAAAATTCGGTAGAGGGCATCACTTGCTGCACCGCGCTGTACACCAAAGTTGGCTCCATAGCGGTCAAGGACTGCGCCCTCAGCATTTTCAAGGTCATCCCACAGCCGAACCAGTTCGGCATTTTTATGGATGACCTCAAAGCCATCTGACAGCAGGGAAAACAGTTTTCCGATGTTCGTTTCCAGCTTACGGTTTTTTCGGACATTCTGTAGATCCCGGTGGGTATATGGATCTGTCAGCATGTCCAGCATCTTTTCAAGATAGCCGTATTCACGCATCGATGGTCACCATCCCATCATCCGTGACAACCTTGGAGCGGCTATCCACCGGGATGTTATCCGCCTGAAGATTTTCCGCATCCGTACCGATCAGTACATCGAAATCCAAAACACCGGGAACCTTGTACAGCACCGCCGGAAGCCGCTGGTGATACAAAGTTTCGCCGATGCTCACCCCGCCGCTTTCGTTGTCGCCGATGTATGCGACAATAGCCGCTCTGAGCTGATCTACTCCATCATGGGGGAAGTCCCCGCTGGTAGACAGCCCGACCACTTTCACATAGACAGGTACCGGGTGCGGCCGGTTGAAGTGAATTGCCTTTGTTGCTCCGGAAGCGGTGATAACCTCAATCACTTTCTGGCCGGTCGTCTGTATGCCGGCACCCAGTTCTTTGTAAATGATCTGCGCAATGTCGCTGTCCAGACCGCCGTAAACAACAGCTTCAATGCTGTGCGGCGGCAGGCCGTAGTCATCCACATCATCAGTATCATTTTCAAACACCTTTGCTTCCATGATGCCATCAACATTCTGGAGCAGGGCGGCACGGATGCTGTCCGCATTCACGCCGCCGGCATAGTCCACGCTGGCATAGTAGCGGTCGCGGAATTCTTCATCCGTTTCCCGTTCTCTACCGCCAGTAAACGCCGCCGGGTTTGTTACAGCCGTAATACCGGCTACCGAGCCGGGGTTTGTGATGGTGGTGATCGTATCCGCCGCCACATTACCATCCGGGCCAGTGCTTGTGCAGCGGAACGGCACCATGACCGTACCCTCTGCACCAATTTCAGTATCCGAAACAGCAAAGAACTGGATGCCGGCCGCAGTTTCAACCAGCCATCCCGCCGGTACTATGACCCCCGGCGGGCCAGTCACCATGATATAGCCGCTGGCTTTCTGGGCAGACAGCACACGTAGGCCGATGGCTCTACCGAGGTTCAGCAGCGAGGTGCCAACCGCTGTGTCCACAAAGCGGCTGTTGTAGACATCTTCCAGCACAGAGAACAGGATATTGAGTATCCATGCAAAAATGCGCAGGAACAGGCCGAGAGGGCTTCTGACGGTCAGGTTCGCCGTTGCCCCAAACAATTCCCTCGCTTTATGCTCCAGAGCATCCAGCAGTTCATTGTATGTCGGGCGGCGGAAACCAGCTGAGGTCAGGCCCCATCCGTATTCATCCACCAGTGTTCACCTCCACTCTGATTGTTTCGCCATTGTACAGGACACCCGAAAATTCCACACCGAGCGCCCGGCCATCGGCCGTCATGGAAAGAGAACTGATTTCCTGCACATACGGTTCCTGAAAAATGCTCGACCGCACAACGCTGTCCGCTTCATCCACCGCTTCACTGCGGGGCTGCTGCACAACACGTTCCCAGTCGGTTCCATGATCGGTATTGAGTGGAAATTCGCCTTTCCATGTCAGAAGATTGTTTCTGACGTTTTGCGCGATCGCTTCTGCATCCTCACGGAGCATCAGCATCCCATTGGCATCAAAGCACAAATCTCCTGTTTGAGGATCCAATGCCAGAACAGTAATGTTTGCCATTCTTCCCCTCCTCAGGGCAGCGGGGCCGACGTGTTGCCGTTCCTGCTGTCCGTGTGTTTGTGGTTGACAAGGCTTATCGTTTTGGCGATCACGTCATCCCGGACTTTAACTTTGCCCTGAACTTCCACATCGCCCTTGATTTCCACCTTGTCCTGTTTCACTGCCACATAGATCCCGCCGCCCTCGGTCGCCATCACAAGGCAGTTGTCCGGCAGTCCAGACAGCGGGTTAGATGCCGGCACAAATGCACCGATAAAAACGGCATCTTCATCAGAGTGGTTGCGTTCCGTGTTCGGCTCGCTTTCTTCTCCAGATGCCGCAATGCGGTCAATATCGTGGTCGATATAGAGCAGCACCCCAACATCCCCCGATTTGTAACAGGGGCGTAGGACAAAGCCGCCGCCCCGAACCAGCGCGACCGGGACAGACAAAATCTGCGGCTGGGTACGATACACGCCGGCATCCAGTGCTTTGGAAAGCGGCTGCACATCAACCCGCATGGCTGCAGGGTCAAATTTTTCCACCCGGCACAAGGCTCCAACGCGGACATTGGCCGCCTGTTCACGGCGCTCCTGATCTCTCAGGTCATATTCTCTTTTGCCGTTCATACAGGCTTCACCTCAATCGTTGTTTTCCAGTCGCCATCCGGGCATCCTGTATGCTGACCGCCTTTGATAAGGTGGTTTCCATTCAGAGTATCCGACTTTATTTTCACCACATCCGCCGGGGCCAGATGGTAGTTCAGCAGGCATTCCCGCTTATAGGTGACCTCCTGCTTTTCTTTTCCATCCTTGACGGTCGTTTGGCGGGTTGTTGTTTCGGTGCGGTCCGTGGCTTCCGCTGCCTGTAACAGCCCCGACTCAGCACTGAGGACGTATCCTGTTTTCGTGCCTGTTTTGGGGTCATTGATGGTAACAATGCCGTTTCTTATGAGGAAGCGGCTCTTACAGTCAGAGGTCACAATCTCCGTCAGGACATTTTTCACCTTGCCCTTGCAGACCTTGCCGCGAGGGTATTCTTTATCCACCGCCAGTTCCATCGTTCCAACCTCAAGCCCAAAAATATTGAGCAGGTCTTTTACTATGGCGCTGGCTTTGCTCCCGGCGGTGTAGGTTTTGTTGACCTCTTTCGAGAGCCATTCTTCCAGAGCTTCAGCGGCCGCGATCGTGGTAATGACCTCTGTGCCGCTGTGCTTGTCCGCAACCTGTGAAACTTTCCCGGTGAAAATAGCACCTATGTCCCCCTCATATCCTGCATTGAGGATAATCGGCATCCCCTTTTTAATGCTGTTGCGGGTGGCCGGAGACAGGTTATAGGCTTCGATGGTCGCTGTTCCCAGTTTTTCGCTGTCCTCAAAGGGCACCGTAAACTTGAAATAGAGATCATCCATGCCAAACCGCTTCGACCCGATTTGCAGGGTCGCTTGGCGCTTCCAGAACTTCACGCTGCATTCCTTTCCCAGAGGTACAGCCGAACTTCTTTGCCGAAATTCTCAAATGTGACCTCTGAAATATCGTCGCCGGTCAGGCACAACGGCATAATGACCGGCACCGGGAAGCGCTCATCTTCCACACTGTTGAACAGCGGTCGGCCATATCTCACAATGTCACCGTACACCAACACTTCACCTGTGCTGGCAATCGACAGATCTACCGTGAAGAAACCGCCCACTTCATTGTAGCGGATGCTGAATGCAAACGTCCTGTCGCCCAGCTTGACGGAGAACGTATAAGGTACCTTTGACGTGTCAACATCAATATAGCTGACCTCATTTCCGAGGTCGATGAGTTTCAACCCCTCCATAGCTTCACTCCTTTACGCGGCGCTGTAGGCCCTTGTCGTGCGGCCAGACGGCCCGCTGCTGCTTGCCGCCTTGTTCGCATAGCTGTTGACATAAGAGGAATACGCGCTGGAGGAAATAGTCTGGGACACCGTTGTATGCAGACCATCGGCCGTAGTCGATTTTGTCTGCGACTTGCTGACCTTTTTTGAAGCGTTGGCATCCTGTGCGGACATCATCTGCTCACCGCTTGCCACATACTCTGCGGATACCCGGTTGATGACCTTGAGGCTTACGGTGAACTTTGAGCCGTTTTTATTGTCAGCGCTTATGTCGGATTTGAACGAGGTTATAACGCAGTCAGAGATCCGGGTGCGCCCGGTATACTCAACCACATCTTTTTCTTTCCACATTCTTTCCAGAATATCGGACTGATCTTCGTCAAGAAAAACACCCGTAATGGAAAAGACCACCGGATCATTGATAACATGGTCGTTGATGTCGGAACCCTTTTCCACCGGGTTTGACGTAACCTTGCTGCTGCGCTGGACGCTTTCCGTTACGACTACGCCGGTCTTTTCAGCGTCAAGGCGGACCGTCCCGCACTTTTCGCCTGTAATGGTGTATGCCACAAAATCACCCCCTACTGTGCATACGCTCCCTGCAGGGTGCGCTCGTGATATTCTTCCTCTTTCTTCTCCTGCCAGAAATCTTCCATCGCCTGTTTTACCCGGCGGACGATTTCTTCAGCATCGGCTTTTGTGGTTTCCCCGCCCAGCGTGATGCTGATGGTCGGAGAGAAAGTAGAATGATCCTCATAGGTTACGCTGGAACTGCTGGTAGAGTTGTTGATAATTTCATCTGTCTTGTCGGCCGGGATAATTGCGGTGCCGGACGGCAGATATGCCATTTCGCCGCCGCGCTCATTGATGTGTGTCCAGCCGCCCTCAAAATCATCTGTGCCATCAGCATTGTGCGGAATGTTCGCACTGCTGCTCAGATTGATATTGATGCCGCTGACAGCATCAGCCGCAGACAAAATTTTCTGGATAGACCCGATGATGTTTTCTGCGCCCTCGGATGCCGCCTTTTCCATGCGGTCCCAAGCATTTTCTGCATCAAGGGTCATGCTCGCATAGGCAGTCTCTGCATCCTCTGCCATCTGCCCGTAATTCTCGTTGGAGATTTCGCGGGCAGCGGTTGCTGCCTCAGAAACAGCTTCCTGCGCTTGCTGGGAAGCCTGTGAAACGCTGGATGAATACTCCGACGTGTCAACCGCCAGCGAGGTTTCCGTGCCAGCAGCACCGTCCAAATCGCTGACAGCGCCGGTTAGTTCCTGCACGGCATCGGTGCTGTCCTTTGCCCCGCCGAACAGCCCGCTGAACCAATCGACCACTGCACTCACGCCGCTGGTGAAAAATCCGAGCAAATCACTTACCCAGCCCACCACAACGCCGAGTGCATCGGCGATTACCCCCAGCACCGGCGAAATGTAGTCCAGCACCGGCACGACCACGCCGGACAGCACAGAACCCGCCGCTTCGATGAGCGGGGTCACCACCGGCAGGATATTTTCTACGATTTGCAGGCCGAGCCGAATTATCGGCTGTAGTGCCTGAATCACAACTTGCAAAATATCGGTCAGCGGCGGGATGATCGACCCTGCCAGCGTCGATACCAACGAGCCGAACACAGGGAGAATGTCCGTCAGGAGCGGCATAAACGCATCTGCGAGAGGGCCAACCATATCCGCCGCTGACCCAAGAGCCATACCGAGGACAGGGAGTAAATCCTCGGCCAGTTCTTGCAACACAGGCATCAGGGGCTGAACCACACGATAGTTCAGCTCATCGAAAATATCTCTTAAAGGCGGAAGCGCATTCGCCGCCAACTCGCTGATAATTCCAGCCAGCGGCGGCAAAATTTCCTGTGCCAGATCTCCGATAATGCTCAGGACTGGCCCAGCTGCATCAAACAGAGTTCCCAGCGTGGAAATCAGGGATGGAAGAATGCTCTGTGCCAGATTGGAAATGACCGGCACCGCGGCGCTCATCCCATCTGCCAGAATTCCAACAAATTCAAGTAGTGTCGGCTCCAGTTCCGGCCATTCATCCAGAAAAACGCCGACCATATCTTCCAGCGCCGGGGAAAATTTTTCTCCGGCATCGGCCATGAAGTCAGCCATTTCGCCTTTCAGCGATTTGATGGAGTTCGTCAAACCGCCGGTCTGTTCGACCGCGGCTTTCTGAATGTCGCCGCTCTGCTCCAGTATGGCATTGAGCCTGACCTGAGCCATTGCGGCATCATCCAGAGCATCAATATTGGTGCCAAGCCCAAGAGCTGCGGCGCTGTTCTTCAATGCCGTTTTGTCGAGGACAATCCCGTACTCATTCAGAGCATCGGTGCTGCCACCGATCGCGCTCTGGATGAGCGACAGCGCTTCCGAATCGTCCATGCTGAACGCATTACCAAAGTCATACGCCAGCGAGGTTGTCATTTCAGAGAGGTTTTCGGCCGCAGCAGCCGTAATGCCTAACTCGTTATACATGGCCTTGTTGGAGACCATGAAACTCTGGACTTCGGCAGTACTCCGATGCACTGCGTCAGCGTAGTTATCCGCCCATGCGGCCGCTTCCTCGGAAAAAGAGCGGCCAAATTTCTTTGAAGTGCTTTCGGCATCAGAGAATGCGCTCACCGCCGCCGCACCAAACTGCTTGAGCAGTTCGATGCCGCTTTTTATGGCTTCAAAGCCAACAAAAGCCTTGACCGCCCCGGATATAGCTTCTTTGATTTGGTTGCCGGCATCTTCCCCGGCGGCACCCATTTCCACAAGATGATCTCCGGCATCGTCCGCGCCGTCTGCGGTTTCATCCTCAGATTTCTTTGCCCGGCGAAGTGCGGACACCAGCCCACTGCGGATGATTTTAATGGGGTGCTGGAATGCCTTGCTGATGTTTTTCGCATTTCGGACCATGTTGTTGGCGAAAATTTCTGCCCGTTTCTTGGTAAAATCCATCGCCCCGGTCACGCCAGTCCGAAAAGACTTCGCAATGCTCTGGCCGGCATCAAGGCCATCGGCCATCGCACCATTGAATGCAGTGCCCATGTCCTGCGCCGACTCAGCCGTTTTTTTGATCTGCGCCCGAAAGCGCCCGGCGGCACCGCTGGAGTCATCCATTTCATCACGGAAACTCTCAGCGGCGGCTTCTGCGGCCTGAGCGGCTTCTTCCACCCACTCAAGCCCCTCTGCGGTCATGTTCCAATGACCCGCCGCCTTTTGGGCTGCATTGCCTGCTTCGGATGCACTGGAAGCCATATCATCCAGCCCACCCGAAGCATCACTGACAGCCCCGGTGAAGCGCTCGGCCGCTCCCTGCCCCATCTGGCAGGCAGAAACCGCAGATGCACCCATCTGCTGTGCTCCAACTTCAACCGCCCCAATATTTTCTTCGAGGGTTTCAACCTTTTCACCGAGGTTCTCAACAGAGGTTTCAGCATCAGCAGTATCAAAACCGATACCGTATTGCAGGTTGCGCGCATCATCCATGTGGTTTCACCTCCCGATGCGCAAAACAAAAAGCCGGCTCTTGAAAAGAGTTCGGCTTTCATTTTGGTTTTGCTTCTTCACGCCACTGTTCTACCCACAGGCGTTTGGCCTGACGGCACTCTTGGTACTCCGCCAGATCCATTTGAAGCAGTTCTGTGTAGGTCACGCCATTGCCAGACCACACCATGCACCAAAAGCCCTTGTTGACTTTGGCTTTGTGGGCAGCGTTGGCAATGTCCAGTTCAGCTGCGAAGAAACTGTTCGATGGCAGCGATCAGCTTCTCGGCGGTCTTCAGGTCTTCGTTGTCGTCAAAGTACTCCATGCCCTTTGCCTTGACCTCAGCGGGAGCCACGACGCAGTTCTTGAACATGCCGTCCATGTACTTTGCGCTCTTGCGCTTACCGCTGCCGGTATTGCCGCACTCATCGTTGAAGTCGTAGTACCACGAGGGCGAAACGCTCTGGAGGGTGAATTTCTGCTCACCAATGGTGATTTCCTTAGTCTTAGCCATATATTTTCGGTAGCCCCTTTCGGATAAACTTTTTGGACGCTCCGGCCAGTTCGTTCCGGCCATAGCTTAGCGATAATTCAGAGACGGCACAAAGATACTGACCGACTCAGAACCGATCTCCTTTGCGCGGGTGATGTCAGGCGGTTTGATGACGCGGCAGCGTTCCTCTGCCACATTGACCGATGCCGAATCGTTGGCATCAACGATCATCACAGAGACTTCCTTACGCTTGAGCGCAAGACTACGGACATACGGCAGGCTGGACGAAGTGCCCATCAGCGTAACAGTGATAGTGCCGCTCTCATTTGCATTTTCGTTGTATGCCACATCGCCCTTTACGCCGACCTGCGTAGTAACAGTGTCTTCGTTGCGGGCAATCGTGATCATAGAGTCCGAAGCAAAGCCGGTAATGATCTTGCCGTTCATCACCAAGTTCACCTTTTTCGGGTCATAGGATGCAACTTCGATATTACTTGCCATGACAGCTTCCTCCTTTCTTAGCCATTCAGGGTGACGCGCAGGGTGCCGTTGACCTTGACGCTGTGAACAGCGCCCTCCAGCTGGGCACTCCACTTGATGTCGGGCATCTGGCGGTTGCGGGCCTGCTCATCGGTCGCATCTGCCCGCTTGGGGATCACAACCGTGTACACACCGGTGTCATCCTCCGGGTCAGTTGCGATAATGTGCAGTTCCACAGCCCGGTTGAGTGCCGCGAACACGCCGGCCGCAACCAGTGCGAAACCGTCATCCGTGTAGGCAATCTTCTTGTTGGCAATGAAAATCTCATACAGATTTTCGCGGATCTGATGGGTGATGTAGTCAGCGCCCAACACATTGTCGATGAAATTCCCATCACCGCAGATGCCGTTCTTCATGTACTCGTGCTTATACTCCGCTGTCATAAAATTGACGCGGTTCTCCTCCAGCAGGTCGCGCTCACTGTCGCGGAGGTCCGCAACGCTCACGCCGTCCGGCACTTTCCACTTCCATGTGACGCTCTCCGGCCAGAACGGACCAACACTGCCGACCCATGCTGCATCCGCCCACTCGGCCAGATTATCAGCATAGGTAACAACGCTGCGACCATACTCGTTGACATATTCCTTGTCGTTGGTCTGGCCGAAGTAGAACTTGCGGTGATCTTCCACACCGGCACCCAGCGCTGCTTCCGTGGGTTCCGTGCTTTCCGCCCACTTGCACAGGGCAGTCACGCAGACCGGGTCGGTAACGTCGGTCAGAATGAAATACCAGTCATCGTTGTGGTCGCGCAGGTCTTCGATGGCGGCAATGAGGTTTTCGGCCTTAGTGGTATCCGCCTTACCTACGGAAACCGACACGACAGCGCCGCTCAGGCCCATATCCTCGAAGCAGTCTGCATCCTTGTACAGGCTGATGCTCTCCGCATAGCCAGAAACAGCCGTGCGGGTGGTACTGGTGTAGGTCACGGTATTGTCGTCCACCGCAGCGGTGAACTTCACACCATCTTCCTCAAAGGACGTTCCTGCGAACAGCTTTGCCAGCCCGGTGCAGTCCACCGGCACTTCCTCGCTGGTGGTGATCTCCACCACAGCCTTGCCGCCGATTTTGGCATAGTAGGCAGTGCTTGCTTCCAGCGTTTCGGTCGGCATATTTTCGCCGAATGCAATTTCAATGCGGGACGCAGTGCCGCCCACATTCTGAGGATTTTCGATGCCAGCCACACGCACCTTGCGGATAAGCGTGTCTGCAAGGGTGTTATCCTGATTGAACATCTTGTCCGCCATGGCCGCGACCTTTTTCCTCGGAAATGCCGCCTTGAGCTTTTCAAGGTCATTGTACGTTGCCATGTCAGCTGCGCCCTCAGTTGAGAGTAGCAGGATGTCCAGCTTTTCCGCCGCCACGGTTTTTGCATCAAGCGCGGTAAAAACCTGAATATCTTTCATCCAATTCAGTCCTTTCCTTAAATTTTGATTTTTTCGATGGACGCGGTTTCGCGCTCATCGATGCGGGTATACCGAATCTGCACATCAAAGCCGACCCGCCGGGCGGCTTCGTCCACAAGAAGCGTTGTGCGGTCCTGTGCCTGGCCCACATCAACCACCGCCACGCCCAGTGCAAGGAAATCATCCTGCCCTGCGTGCTTAAAATAGCTGATAGCCTTATCAGCGACCGCCCACGCTTCATCTTCACCGTTCACCGCAGAGCCATTCTCCGCAGTGCGGTTCTGGCTGCAAAAGGTGAATGAGAATGTAGCCGATGGCATTTCCATCCGAGAGATTTTCACACCCTCGGCAACATCGGCAATCTCATAGTCACCCATGCCGCCGTCCGGGATATACGGTGCAGTTACCGTATAGATGCAGAACGGCGGCTCAGCTTCCGGCTGAACCTGATTTGACAGAATGACCGGGCATCCAATGTAATCCCACAGGCTTGAGATCAGACGGTTCCGCAGTTCCCTGAAATTCATTTCGGGTTGCTCTCCCCTTTCTTCTCAACCATGTAGCGCTTCATCGAATGCACAGGGCCGTGGGTCAGCTCCTGCTTGACCGTATAGATCTGGCCGTCAAACCCATCCCGGAACTGAGCGCCCACCTGCAGGGTATGCCCATTCGTATAGACTTTCTGAGCATTGAGCGTATAGCTTCCGCTGTCAATGTACTGCAAATCCTCATTGTTCAGCGGCATCACAACGCCCTGAAACGCAGTTTCGACCGTTGTTCCCGGCTTCCACTGTCCGCCCTGCTCCTTATCATAGCCGCCGCCCTCGGTATGCACCTCGTACATACTGTGCAGCAGGCTTCGCGGGATCTGCGGCCCTTTCCATTTTCTCATAAATCAGATACCCTCCACGCTGTACGAAATGCTGTTGTACAGCCGCCCGGTATCAAACAGGGGCTGATACTGGGTGCTGGTCAACTGCGTTGTGGCAGACTTTGGCGGTGACAGCTTCGTGTTGAAGTAGTCGTGGGTCATTTCGACCGCCCACTTCCCGATATAGTCTGCCGCCTCCTTAGCCGTCCATTTTTTCAAAATGATGCCGTCCACAGCTTCTTTGCAGATATTTTCCAGCGTGGCCTTGCCGGTGTCGAAGCTCGCTCGAATGAAACTGCGTTCTGGGATGGTCACACTGTCCACCAGCATATACATCCACTCGTAGTCCTCATTCGGGCGCGGGTCTTCTTCGCCGCCGCTCGGATGCTTTTTTGCATCATGTTTTTCCTGCTTCTTCCTGCCGGGGGCTTTCTGGGGATGCTTTCTGTCGCGTACCAAAAAGCCATAGCCAGGAGAAATGGGAATAAACCGCAGGTCATTGAATTTGCGGGGACTGCCAGCATTCTTTGCTTCCATATTTAACGGAATAGCCAGATGCTTGACATTCTTCGCACTGATCGTCGCTCCATATTCATGCACACCGGCAATCATCAGGATGTCGCTTCCCGCGTCTCCCAGAATACCCACATGAATACTCACGCCTTGCAGCGCTGTCAGTTCCCGCTTGATGCGCTCCATATCTGCGCGAAATCCATCTTTAAGGATTTTCATGTTACCACCGCTGATACTTTGAAATCACGGACTGCCATGTTTCGCTGATATTCTTATCGAAAGTCCAGCTCACATCGGAGATAGAGAACGCCGACAGCCCGGCGGCATCATTTTCAATGATGGCCCACTGCTGGGCGATCATGTACCAAACAATGGCTTCCAGATCTGCCGGGAGCGTGGCCGGATGGTCTTCGGTGGCATCTTTCGGCAGAATATACCCGGCCACATACTGCACCTCCAGATATTTTCTGGGGGCAATGTAGTCATAGGCCAGCCCGCCGATGTGCCCGCGGTATGTCCATCCATCTTCACGGAACAGAACCCCAATCTCTCCGGTTTCGTTGAAATCGAAGTCCGTAATGGTTTCCCCGGTGAACGTGTCCGTGATACGTTCCACACTGACAATGGGATACTGCTCCAGCGACAACTGCTGCGTTCCAGTACCACAATATCTTTGCCGGTAGGTGCTTTTCCCCAGCTTTCTTCCCAGCTGAGTTTCCAGCCACGCAGATGCCGCATTGATAAGCTGCACAAGGGTTGCGTCCCGCTGTGCATCTTCTTCCTCCGGGTCGATGCCGAGCGAGGTTTTCAGGGCATCCAGAGTGGTGAGGGCATTTTCTCTCAGTGTTACGGCCAACACGACACCTCCAAATAAAAGCCCTCTGACAGGCTTTCCCCATCAGAGGGAAACTTTACTGAGCGCCCTTTTCCGGGGCTTCCTGCGAAGCCGCAGGCGGGGTTGCGGCGGTCTTCCGCTCCTTTGCATGAACTGCTTTGTTCTCAGCAGGGCGCGGGACGGACTTGGGCGGTTTGAACATTCTCGCCATCATGCAGCCCTCCATCAGATACTTTCCTTGACAGGGCAGTTGGTGGCATCACCCAGCGCCAGCGCACCAATGGTGCCGCTGGTGGCGGTGATCTTGACGCAGGACTTGCAGCCAATCAGGTCAATGTCGAGGTTCGCCACAGCCTGAGCTTCGGCTTCGTTCTCGATGACGGCCTCGCCATCCTCATTGACCGGGTTATCAACGAAGATGCGGCTGTCCTTGACCGGCTCATACGGACCGGCGGTGCTGTCGGCGGTTTCGACCTTGATGGTGGCCGTCTGGGATGCTTCCACAGTAACAGCCAGCACGGCGCTCTCATAGCCGGTGCGGTCAACCACATTGCCGCTGGCAAACGGCAGGACGGTGACGGTATCAAACAGTGCTCTTTTCATAGCAGTCTTCCTCCTCAGATAACCTTGATATTGTGGACGTAGGCGAAGCTCTCAACATGGCGCACGCCAATGTCATCGTACATCAGCGCACGGGTGCCGGTCAGATTTTCCTCAAAAGCGTTGTGCTGGACACCGTTCTCATCCGTCCAAGTACCGTCCAGAGTGGTGTAGGTCTCCAGACCCATCTGATCGCCGATCATCAGGTCTGCCCAGTTGCCGAAGAACATTTCGGTGCAGCCGGTCTTGCTGTCGGTGGGGATCTGATTGGAAACCTTGTACGGCATGCCGAGGAAGTTACCAGCGTTCATCTCATCGCGGTAGATGTAGTCGCCGGTGGTGGTCTTGATGTTCTTGAGATAGCCCTCCATAAAGGAGTTGAAAGCCCAGCCCAGAGCCTGATCGTCCACGTTCTTGCTCATAACCAGCGACTTCACATAGACCGGGAAATCGGCGGTCAGCTTGCCGTCTGCGGCATACTGGGCATCCATCTTCTTTGCGTCGATCTTCTCAACGCCGGGGGTGTTGGCAATGCCGGTGGGCTGGAACTCGCCGCCGGTGCCGTACAGAGCGCCCCAGTCAAGGCCGAGCTGCATACGGCGGGACAGATCAGCGGCGAACAGTTCATCGGCGCTGTACTTGGTGCTCATCAGCAGTTCGCGGGTCTGGGGCACAATGGCTTCCAGACGCTTTGCAGACAGGCGCAGGTTGCCGAATGCAGGCTGAGTGGAAGCGATCTTGCGACCCTCACCGCCCCACATAGCGCGGGTGCCGGAGGTCATGCGCGGGATGTTCAGGTTGCCGTTTTCCAGCGGAATGGTGCGTGCGCCCAGTTCCTTGATGACGGTCTTGCTGTACAGCAGTTCGATGACCTCATCCAGATAGACTTCCGGGATCAGGAATCCACCAGCGGTCGGGTTGGTGGCAGACATGGCCTTGAACTCGTGGGCCATGGACGTATCGTTGTAGTACTTCTTGGCGTAAAACTCAGCACGTTCCGGGTCATGCCGGCCGAAGACATCCAGACACTTGATGGCGCGGGCGAGATTCACCAGCGGGGGAACGCTCTTCTGCTGCTTCTTGGCAGAAGCGGTGCCGCCCATAAACAGGCTGGAGTACTTACGCTGGGCAGGAGCGGTGCCGGACTTCACCTGACGGCGGAATGCAGCGGACTTGCGGCGCTTGGCATCATCCTCAGAAGCGGCTTCGTCGTCATCCTTTTCATCAGAGTCAGCCTCATCGTCATCCTTGCCCTCAGGATCGGCTTCATCATCGTCCATACCCTCATCTGCGGTCATGGAATCGATGATCTCAGCGGCTTCCTGAATGACTTCATCAGCCGTCAGGTCGCCGACTTCCTCACCGGCATCCTTGCGGGACTTGCGCTTTTCGTTGGCATTGTCCACGGCCTGTTCGATAATATCGGCCATGTCCTCTGCGGTAATGCCATCCAGCGCGGCGGCAGTATCACTGCCATCATCGCCGGTATCGTCCTCCTCGCCCATAGCTTCCTTGACGGCGCCCTTGATGAGGTCTTTCAGCTCATCGGTGCCCACCTTCATAGACTTGATGGCGGCTGCGGACTTCTTTCTGTTCTTCAGACGCATTGATTTTTCCTCCTGTGTCAAAAAATAATTTCTACAGTTTTCTTCGGAGCGGATTTCCGTTCCACGGACTTGTGTGCGCTTACCGGGGGATGCCCCTTGCCGTTGTCACCCTGCGCTTCCGAAATGATCTTATCCAGCAGCTTTGTGGCGGCTTTCATGGACGTGCAGGCATCCTTGAGGGACTTCATGCGGGAAGCAGAAATTTTGCGCCCAGCCTTTACCTCGGTAACGATGGCCTGTGCTTCTGCTTCGATGCGGGTTGCCGCATCATCCGATTTGTGGTCCGTAATGACCGCCTGTTCGTTCATTGCCCATGTGACAACGCTGATTTCCCAGAGCTTGACTTCGCGGAGGTGGCGGATGCCGTTCTCATCGTAGTCAAACACAACCGGGTCATAGCCGATGGAGAGTTCGCACAGAACGCCGTCATGGATCAGCGTCTTCACATCCCTGCCGAGAGTGGTATCACTGATTTTGGCGCTCATAAAAAGGCCTTTTGCATCCTCGCGGAGTTCGGTAGGAATGCCGATCGGCAGCAGACTATCGTTATGCCCGGACAGGATTTTCACTCGTCCGATGCCCTCGGCGATGGTCTTCGTGAAGGCACCCGGCTCAATAATGTCGCCGCCGCTGTCGATATTGGAGAACACAGCACCATAGCCGGAGAATGTGCCCTCTTTATCGTCAAAGCCCTCCAGTTCAAACTCCACGGTTTTATACTCGGTCTTTGCGCCCTTGTGCTTTACTCCCCGTGCAAGGGAGCGTTCCCATGCGCTTTTCCCCACGCGCTGGGAATAATAAGACGGCGATACCCGCAGATTTGCAACTGCCAGCTTCGCCGTCATAGTGGGGTCATCGTGTGTAACATCGGCCGTTCCCGCCTTGGTACCGTGCCGGGCAAGCTCTGTGTTCATGCCGTTCAGCAGGTCTTCCAGCTGGAATGCTTCCTTTTTGAAGTCAATGCCGATGTTCTGTGCAGCACGAGCTGCATCTTCTCGCGTGAATACCACTCTCACGCCCTCCTTTATCTGTTGTAGGTGACATAGCACCTGCATTTGATAGTTTCGCGTGCAGGCCCCTCCGGGTCGCAGGGATACCGCAGGCCATTGGAGAACCGGGCATCAATCGGCACGGTCTCTCCGTCCATCTTGACATGGTTCGGACCGCCATCGGAACCATCACGAGGGTTCTTCTGCGGGCGGTGATGCCACGTTTTCGTGGTGGCACCGCTTTTCTGCATCATGTCATAGTGGCCGGTCTCCAGCGTCATCACGGTTTCCTGATCTGCAATGAGCCGCGCCCTGCTCCGGGTCTGGATCTCATATTCCTGCAAAATCTCATCCGCCATCTTTTCACGGCCAATACCCGCTTCAATGCCGTTGGCCACGATGCGGGAGATATTTTCCTTGGTGGTCTGTGTCACATGACGGACACGCTGCCCGCCGCGGAGCTTTGCCTGACTGAGCAGTTCCGGGCGGTCAACACCGCGGATATTGTAGGCCTGTTTTGCAATCCGGGTACCCTCATCATAGGTCTGCTTCCAAAGCGGCTTGAAGATTTCTTCCATTGCCGTTTCTTCGGACGGCCAGTTGACAAGGCCACCAATGAACTGCTCCACAAGATTTTTCTGCTCCTGCTCACCGAGGGCAGACCATGCGGCGCTGTCTTCCACATGGTTTTCCGTGATGTAGGGCATCAGGACATCCCACACGCTCCAGTCTGCTTTCTCAGTGCCGCTCAGAGAGCCGGAGAGCCGTTTTTGCTGTTGCCGGAAGAACTTCATCGTGGCAACTTCAAACTTAGCTCTCTGGGCTTTCTGGGCGGCCGCCAGCAGATTACCGATGTTCTGCGTGCGGGATTTTTCTTCATGCTCCCGGCGGTCACTCATAGACAGCATCCCGCCGGTATCTTCATCGTCCGTGACCTCAACTTCCTCTGTGCTTTCCTGCATCAGGTCGGTCGTCACTTCCGCCGGGTCATCGTTGGAGCCGATGAACATATCGGAAATGGTAATCTTGAAGCAGTCGCCGCCGGTCTTGCAGGGTTCCATGCCCAGCAGTTCGCGGGCTTCATCCTTGGTCAAAAGCCCGGCATTCCAGCCGTCAATGCCTTTGGCCTTGTCGAACTCCTGCGAGCGCGGGACCACATCATCAAAATGCCATACAAGATCATTGCCATAGAACGGCAAAATCTGTGTATTGATGGCTTCTTCCCGGCGGTTGAGCCGTGGCATGATGACGTTCTGGGCGTAGATGTACTGAGCCGCTTCGCTCGTGGCTCTGTTGCTGCTCTCCGTGATGCCCATGATTTCACGCGGAACACCAAAATGCTCAAGCACGGCATCCCGGAGGAACCTTCGCCCCTCCGTCATATCCATGTCGCGCATGTTCTCGGCCAGCTTTGTCACGGTCACGTTGCCGTCCACCGTGGCAATGCCGTGGGAGTTGAACGGCCCCCGGAAGCGCTCATTCCATTCAGATCTGAAACGGTCACGCTGATCCTTACTGCTTCCCGGCATCGAGATCAGCGTGGTCGGAGTGGCATCGTTGTAGAAGAACTTCTTCTGGAATTTTGCCGCGTACTCGTCCGTCTCGATCTCATCTGCAAGGGACTCTGCCGCACCGAGACCTCTTTTGTAGGGGTCAAGCGGGTTCAGTTCTTTCATGCAGAAAATATCGTCCACCGGGATTTGCCGGATGAGTCCGCCGGTCGTTCTGATTTCATAGTAGGGGTAGCCCACATAGGGGGTCTGCTGCACCCAATGTGTAGGGAGCGGCCACAGCTCCACCGGACGACCGAGGGCATCAAATTCATAGACGAAGTAGCCCTCGCCCTTGAGTTCCAGATAGATCTGCTGCAACCGCCAGCACGCACCCGAAGTCATTTCATAGAGGGGGTTCGGATGCGCCATGAAATTCAAAAAGGGATGGTCCGTGATTTCCACTTCTTCCCCGTTTTCATCCTTGCGGTACAGCTTACCGGCGCAGGTGGACAGGTCGGAAGCAATGCGATCCACAACCGCCAAACGCGGGTTGCGGCCAAACATTTCCAGCCAGTCCCGCGTATTGCGCTCAGGCGGCGTAGTGTACCGGGGCAGCATAACGCTGACGTTCCCGCCATTGTACTGCCGCCCAACGGCATTGCGCCGTCCGAATCCAAATACTGCCATGTTTCTGTTGTTTCCTCCTATCCGATTTCCCATGTGTAGGTGACGGGCTGATACAGGGACAGCGCCACGGCATCCGCCCGGTCAGGGCTGGGCAGGCCGCGCCGCTTCATAATGTCCTTGCTCTCCAGCTTCAGCTTCGGCGGTGTTCCGGCAAAAGCGTACTTTCGCGTGGAAAGCTGGGCGATCAGTTCTGTATCATTGGGCAGGTGCAGCCGCCCGCTCTGTGCCATGTCACGAACCAGTGACCACATCCATGTGGATATGTCGGCATAGTTGGCAGCGGCATCCTCCTGCGGCACGGATGCACCGAAGTTCACCGGGATAACCTCAAGCTGGTTCAGCCCTCTGGCTTCCCTTTCATGGCGCAGAATATCGGTCACGCCGCCGCCCAGACCGGTATCATCAATGATGGCATAGACCATGCCGGGGTACTGCGGGTACTTCTCCAGCAGGAAAAGATACTCAAAGATGATGTCCTCTGCCGTTGCCCACAGATCTTGTCCGTTCCGAATTTTCAGTTCCTGAACGTCAGCATCTATGTTGGGGGCAATGACAGTGCAGTCATCACCAAAGCGGGCAACGTCACAGCCGATGGAGAGTCGCACCGGGCTGTCATGCGGAAGCGGCTCATTCATGGTGGCCTTTTCCGCAATGTAGCTGGGTATGAACACATCACTGTCCGCGACCGGCGGCAGGCCATCCACACGGACGCGCACCACATTGGAATTTTTGCCGTACTTCTTTTCGAGGGCAGCTATGTTTTCCTTGCTGGTGCGGGGGCTGTCCCGGCTTGATACCGTCATGCAGTACCAGTCCATGCCGTCCCCTTGGAAGCTCTCAGCAAAGCCGCCGGTCGCCTTTGTGGGGTTCCCGCAGTAGAGAAGCCTGTTGTTGGCACCGGTCAGGGTGCCGCCGATGGCATCAAGGATGGGGTCAGCAACACCGGATGCTTCGTCCACCACGAAAAGCATATTGTCTTCGTGGAAGCCCTGCAGGGACTCAGGCTTTGTGGCTGTACGCGGGACGGCAAACCAGCGGCGGTCATAGCCGTTCATGTATACGCGGGTCTTCGTCCATGTGAACATCATTTGAAGCACCGGGCTTGCGTCCAGCCACTTTGCCATTTCTGCCCACAGGACGTTGTCCAACTGTTGCATCGTGGGTGCGGTGCAGACGATGCGCGGGTAGGAAAAACAGGCAATGAACCACCACATAAGATTGGCTTCCAATGCTGTTTTGCCCACGCCCTGCCCGGAACGGATGGCAACACGCCGATGCTGTGATACCGCCACAGCCGCCTCCCGCTGCCATGGATCCGGCTCAAAGTGAGTCACTTCCTTGAAAAAAAGGAGCGGGTCTTTGCGGTACCGCGGTATTCTTCTTTGGAAAAACTCACGGCGCGTCATCGTCCATCTCCTCTGCGGCCTGAATGGCTGCTACCCAGTCGTCAACCAGTTCGCTCTTTCCGCCGCCGCTCATATTGCGCAGTTCAGCCAGCTGTTTGATGCACTGGGCTTTCTGCCGCTGCACATCGGTCAGGAGCTTGTTCAAGCGCTCTATGATGAGGTAGGACGCTTCCAGAGTGGAATTTGTCAGGGTTTCATTGCCCGGCAAACGCTCCCCGGCGGCTACTTTGGCATCAATGGCTTCCACATAGGACTGCAAATCGTTCTTTTCCTTTTCAGTGTCACCATCCAGCCGCTTGAAATTCCTGCTTCTCTTGGATGTGGTCTGCGTCTGAACATAGGCTCCCTCTTGAGAATAGTGGGAGATACGTTCCAGCAGATAGCCCTCGCGGGCGGTCAGCAATTTCAGCTCATTTATGAGCAGTTCTTCTGCATCCACATCTTCGTCACAGGCATCCAACAGCTGACGGTGTTCCTCTGTCCAGCTTCGGAACATCAGTTCAGACCAACCGCCATGCTTGACGGCGTTGCGGTTTCCCTTGGGCGCACCTGCTCCAACGGCATTGACATTACCCGGCGGCGCGCCCTGCTTTGGTCTTGTTTCAGGGTCAGGTGCGGCGGGTGCATCCTCTGGGTGCAGGGTGCGTTTTGCGGGTGCATCTGCACCCTGCGTCCAGTAGCGCTTGCGCCATGACTTTACTGTGTTGATAGACACGTCCAACTTCTTGGAAATCTCGGTGCAGGACAGACCTTTTTTATACAGGGTGTAGCCTTTATCCCGCTTGTCCATCTACATAGTCACCCTCCTCCTTTGTTTGTTTCTGCTCAAACTGGCAGGCGGAACACAGAGCGCACGCTACACGATGCCGTCAGCAGCGGTCTGCATTTCTCGTGAAGAAATAGAAAAAAGGAGTATCCAACAGCGCCAGACAGGCTTTCAGAAGATACTGCCCGATGATAATACCGATAAGCTGCATCCGGCCCTCATGGGTATGCACCCAACCCAGACCGAAGCCGAAACTGATGACCGCATAGATCACCGTGTCCCAAATCTGGCTCGTGATGGTGCTGCCGTTATTCCAGAGCCAGCGGCCACCCTTGGTACTGCCATGCTTGGCAATGTAGCGGTCACGGATTGCATGGAACACGGCCACATCCCACGACTGGGAAACGAGGTATGCGGACAGACTGCCGATGACGAAAATCCAGTTCTGCCCCAGCAGGGTTTGATAAGCATTGTCCATGACGGCATCCGTCGCAGGAAAAACGCCGGTGATCATAATGCAGGCGGTGGCAAAAATCTGGCCGATGAAGCCATACTTCACCACGCGCTGGGCTGTTGCCTTGCCCCAAATCTCGCCGATGATGTCTGTGCAGAGAAATGTGACGGCGTAGGTGATGGCACCGCCGCTCAAGGCCAGCTCGATGGGGCCGATATACAGGCCGGTGGTAATGGTGCGTGCGCCGGTCACGTTGGCAATGACAATGCTGATTGCAAACAACGTAATCAGGATCACCAAATTCTCGTTTGTCTTTTTCATTTTTGCTCCTATTCTTGTGAGCCTGCGGCTCGTGTATATTTCTGTTTGCAGATGGTGGCGCACAGGCTGGCTCTCGCTCCATAGAGAAGCGTTTTATCTGTCAGCTCCAGCCCCCTGCCCTCTGTAATGGTCCTCACCGCGGATAGCCGCTGTTCTATGAGGTCTTTGCGGAACTGGTTGATGTGCGCCTTTTGGTTGCCATCATCGAACCAGCCATATTTGACCCCGGACAGCCAGCTGGTGCTGTCTGCAGAGGTACAGAAGCTGTTCTGTGCAATCATCTTCACATCGGTGCATCCCAAAAGGTGGATGTCGATCTCAGGTTTGCGGTTTTTGATGTAGTGGGTCAGATAGCGGGTGTCTTCCCGGAATGTCTTCGGCTTGATGATGCGCAGTTCCGGGATGCTCAGGGCAATGTAGTCGCTGAAATCTATCAAGCTGTCCAGTCCCCGCATCCCATCCTCAAAATGGAATACGTTGATCTGGGGGTTATCCAGCAGCTTCTTCATCCGCTCCCGTAAGTACCACGCTTCCCTTACGCCCAGCACTTTCTGGCAGTCCAGCTCGACACAGGTACAGCGGAGATCATTCTGCTGCACGAATGCTATGAGCTTGTCCTGCCACTCGGTCAGGCTTTCCAACGTCTGTGTCTGCCCTTTCCCGGCACCAAACATCAGCGTGAACAGGCCGCTATCCTGTATCACATGGCGGTTGACTGTATCCTGCACACGGATCACATGGTCCGCCGGGAGCCGGAAATCATCATCCGGGCGACGCTTGAGAATGTACTTGTAACAGGAAAACAGCCGGTATTTGGTTTGTGCTGCCAGCAGGGCGGCGTAGAATATCTCTCCGCCGTCGCTCCCGGCAAAATGCACTTTGATGTTGTTATCGAACAACTCGCGCACCCCCAAACCCATCTTCAAGGACGGTGCAGGATGTGGAGTTTTCAAACTGGTTCAGGATTTCGGCGGCGATGTCCTCACAGGAGCGCCGCCCAAAATGACAAGCGCCATCCTCATCCCCATACTTGGAGAGAAGATAGCGCTTGATTGCATTCTGTTGGCTGATTATTTCTATTTCACGGTTTGCATTGTGAACTGGAAACTCTGCCGTAATAAAAAAGATATGACGGTGTGAGTTTTTGAGATATGCGAGTTCCCCATCAGCCTCCGGCCAGCAGTGAAAGCCCTCCATCTGAAGTGCGCATATCACATACTGTGTCATGCCGCATCCTCCAGACGGTACGCAAAGCCCATGTCCTTGAGAACGTCCACGAGGGTGGTTGCGTCCTGTTCAGACAGGTTAGGCACAATGACGGTCTTTTTTCCACCGGGCTGGGCTGTCTGCACCTCATCGGATGCGGGTGCAACGCTGGGCTGCACCCCTGCATCCTGCGCCGGGACTTCCGGTGCAGGGGCGGCGGCGGGTTCCTCGGACTTGGGCTTTGCCTGAACCCCAGAATCAAAGAAATTATTGATATAGGGTTCAGAGCCGGGAAGCTCGTACTCGTGGCCGCTCTCTGCGAAAGATGCAACCAGTGCGTCAACCTCATGCTGGTCGAAACCTGTCACCTCAACATCAAAGCCGGCAGAAAGATCCTGCAGGACGGCAGACAGCTTTTCATTGTCCCACTGGCCGCTGATTTTGTTCAGCGCCAAATTCAGGGCCTTTTCGTCCTCAAGGGACAGCTGCACCACACTGACATCCACTTCTACCGCGCCGGTCGCCGCCAGCACTTTCAAGCGCTGGTGACCACCAATCACGTTGCCAGTCTTCTCATTCCAGATGATAGGCTCAACACAGCCGTACTTTTCGATTGACCGGGCAATCTTCTGATATTCCAGGTCGCCGGGCTGCAAATCCTTTCTCGGATTGTAGGGTGCTGCATTGAGCAGGCTGATAGGTACTTTTCTGATTTCCATGAATTGCTCCTTATAATGACCTGCTTTCAGACAGCCCCAGCGGCGAACCGGGGATGACTGGAAGCACGATTTCCCGCGCAAAGGAGCAACGCGGGGCGAAAAATCCTCCTTCCCATAAAAATGGCGGCGCACATCAGATGATCTGCACCGCCCGGCTTTGTTTAGGATTTTGTAGCATAATAATATCATGCCTTGCGCCTTGCGTCATCAGAAAGCATTGGAAAGCATTCGTACCGATTGGAAGTCATTGGAACCCATCAGAAGCCATTGGAAGTCATCTGACAAACTACGCTTTCCACCCGTGGCAGGCAAGCAAAAGAAAAAGCCGCTGAATCAGCATTTTCACACTGAAGCAGCGGCCTTTTGAATTTGGTTCAGGCTATCTTTTTGAGGTAATTATATGCCATCTTGCACACTCCGGCTTCGGTATAGTACCGTCCGAGTGTCCCTGCGATCTCTGCCCATGAGCGGCACCGCACGAAACGGAGCCTGAAAATCAGGCGCATCCGCGGGTCTGAAATCGACACGCAGAATTCTTCTATTTCTGGAAGCACCCTCTCGGCTTCGGCTTCAAGCTCTTTGATGCCGGCATCCAAATCTGCCAGGTCTGCGGCCAGATCACCAACCTTGTCACGAACACCGGGAGTATGGGGCATTCCTGACAGTGACGGGGATGCTGGCCCCATCTTCTGGCACATGTTCTCGTAGATTTCTTTGTCCTCATCAATCTGCTTGCGAAGCGTTAAGTATCTGGACAGCTCTTGCACCGTCATACCTGACCTCCAGTAATATGTGCGCGGCCTCCAATTTGTAGAGGTGCTACCTAATTATTTTAGCACATTTTACGGCAAAAATACAGGTCTTGCAGTCGGATTATTTACGGATGAACGGGCAATCCACGCCCAGCCAGATAGGCGGCTGTCCATTGCCGATCACCGAGAACCACAGCCGCCCGGTCAGCAGGAGCTTGATGCGCTCCCATAATGTAAGATGCCAGCAGGAGATCACCTGTCCCTCTCCCCGGAAAGCTGGAAGCGCTTCGCACTTGTCTTCCATGCCCTCCGGCGGGTTATAGGTGATGTTCTGCTCACGGAATGGAATAGGAGTCATGCGCTTTCCTTTCTGGCGCGAATCGTCACGCCCTTGGGGGTGATCGTCACGACCGCATTCAGCGCCCGCGCCGCATCCACCATCGTGTCCATCCGAGGATTTCCGTAGAGTTCCCTGTAGCCCATCAGGTTCCGTGCAGTATGCGGGGACAGCCCTGACTTCCGGCTAAACTCGCTGAGGGTCATCCCCCGGAGCTTGCGAATCTCATTCAGTGTCATCATCGGCCCTCCTAAGCGCCACGCTTTCTTCTTTCAGCCAGTCCTTGATGCAGTGGAAGCAATGTTCTCTGCTCCGGCAACGGCTCGTCTGCTTCCGCTGGACGAATTCACAGAGCAACTGGGTGAAGTTTTCCCGGATGTCTGCATCCGACATGGAGCGGATAAAGTCACCGTTGGTCATTTCTGCGGTTCCTCCATCAGCTCCATCAGCCGTTCTTTGGCGCGGGTCAGCACATCGATTTGCCGCCGGGCTTTCTTCTGTGCTGCCGGCATGGCCGCTTTCAGCGCCGGGGAGATTGTATTGAACACCGCCCCCGCATACCCCGGCATATTGGCTGTGCGCTCTGCATCGGAGATCAGCTCCTGCAAATCAGTGAGGAGCTGGACATCTTTTTGAAAATTTGACATCAGGCATCCCCCTTTATACATTCTGAAAGCGGTTGAAGCACTGGACGTTGTTGCAGAAGCGCTCTGTCCCAACAATTTTCAGCGGCTTACCGCAGTATGCGCAAAAGGTCAGGCTCAGCTTCACAGCGCTCTGCTCCAGACGCTCCAGTGCAGAAACAGGGATAGCCCCCATAGTTTTCTCATTCATCGTTTTCAGTCCTTTCTTCATTTTTCTTGCAGTCCTGAACGGCATTGCAAGGTTCATCACAGGTTTTGCAGCACTTATCACAGTTTGGGTGTGCCGCCTTGCAGTAGTCACAATCCGACCACTTCTTTTCATCGGGGCCGTACTCCCGGAAAATCTTGTGGGTGCCGTCCCGCAATGCCTGCTCATCGTCGCTGATCTCATACCCCAGCGCCGTCAGCATTTCATAGGTGGCATCCAGTGTCGGATTTTCCCGATAAGAGTACACATATTTCTGGCGCTCAACATTCCAGTCCTTACTCCAGTAACCGCAATAGCTGCTGTCCATCGAAGAATAGGCAAGTGCCAGCAGCACCTTTTCCGGCATTGTACCGTAGACCCCATCTTCATCCAGAATTTTGTACCAGTCCTTGCCGGAACTGTCCACAAATTCCTGCGACAGCTCCACACCGAGGATGTTTCCAATCAGCGTCAGGTCTAAATCAAAATTATCGTCTGCGGCACAGGCCATGTAGCGGGCAATAGCCGGGAAGCCCTTTTTGCAATCGGTAGGAGTCAGCTCCACCACGAATTCACGGCGGAGATTGAACATAAGTTCCGTGATGTTGTGGAAACTTTCCCCAATCATGCGTTCTTCCTCGCGGGCGGCATCCCGCTTTGCCTTTTCGGCATCCTCTGCGGCCACATCACGGGTCTTGTACAAATCAATCTGCCCACTGCTCACCTTGTAGAAATACTGGACATGATCTGCATCTTCCGGCACAACAACATCTTTGGTGATGTTCCACTTGCTGTACCCGGTAACGTGTTCGTGGGTCTGATAAGTAGCATTCGGGTCTTCGATTGCAAATTTCTTGAGGTCTGCAATCCATTCAGCCTTGCGGTGTTCCCACTTCTGATTTTCCAGAACTTCCTGCATCACCCGGCGGAAGTTCTGAGTGCCAAGAGCTTCCAGCGCCTTATTTTTGTCCTCAACGCTCTCAATCTTATCCAGCTCTGCGTAGTCCGAAAGAGTGGCGCCGCGAAGTTCTGCCCGGCGGAACGCATCCCGGTCAAGAGAAAGGAGCTTCACCCTGCGGCGGATGGTGGACTGGGAGAAGCCAGACTTGGATGCCACCTGCTCTACCGTATCGCCCAGATCCAGCATCAGCTGGAAGCCCTGCGCCTGCTCATAGGTAGTCAGGTCACTACGCTGCATGTTCTCAATCATCATGGTTTGCAGCTGTTCCCTTTCGTCCATTTCCACGACCACGCAGGGCACTTCAAACAATCCTGCCTGTTGTGCGGCCGCGGCCCGGCGATGCCCGATGATGATGGTGTAGTCATCGCTGGACCACACAGCCTTGGGTGTCCATGCTGCCGCTGCTGCTGCGGCATCCCCGCCCTCGTCAACGCACTTCGCAATGTACTCCCGGCTGTTGAGGTAGTGGCCGGGGATAACGGTCAGGTTCTGGAAGATGCCGTTCTCTTTGATGCTGGCGGCAAGTTCCGTCAAATCCCCCAGTTCCTTGCGGGGGTTGTCAGGGTGCGGATGCAGTCTCCTGCACGCAATGTTCGTGATCTCTGCCATGATTTATTTTCCTCCATGGTTTCAGAAAAATGTGAGCTGCCCGGTCTTGGTCTCACACAACGGCGGTGCAGCATCATCCTTTTTGTGTTCCGGATCTGCTTGCTCGGTCTGGCGGCAGACAGGCTTCATCAGAAGTTCTATCTGCGCCCACTGGCGGCGCAGAAACCAAATGTCCGTAGAAAAGAACGGTGTGTACCAAATCCTGCTTTGCGGCCCCGCCGGGAGCAGCCCACGGCGATCATACGCGGTGCTTGGTTCTGTAATGGTGTTCCCGATGACTACATATCCAGCACAGCCTAAAAAACTGAGCTGGATGTAGCACATCAGTCCTGCAATCAGGTCAATATCCTGCGCCACAAAAAGCACCTTGTCGTGGTAGCAGATATTTTTTCTCCTGCACAGGTTGGCAAAAGCAATCAGCAGTGCGCCCGCACCGCAGGCCGGGTCCGAAACCGAAAAGAATCCGGCATTCTCTGCCGCCGGGTCGCTTCCCCCGGAGATTTCCACCATGCACCTACAAACGTCATACGGGGTGAAGAATTGCCCGGATGCATCGTTGCCCAGCTCACAGAGCATGTACAGTTCCCCTAAAAAATCTTGGTCGGGGTTCTGCTCCATTCCCATGATGACCTCGGCCAGCAATTCAGCAAATTTATTTTGCTCGGCATCGCTGTACTTGGAAATGATGGTCTGATAGGTTTTGGTGCGCTCTGGAGCATTCTGTTTGTCGGTGGCATTGGAAATCTCAATGGCGGTCACCATCACGAAGTCCTGCCAGACCTGCCACCGATTGAACCGGCCGCACAGACTGTTGAAGATTTTCAGGAATGCTTTTTGGTGGTCGTCCCGGATATTTCGCACTGCCGTTGCCTTTGCCATCGGTTATTCCTCCGTATCGTCCTCAGCGGAGTCCTCGGCCGGTTCATCGTCGGTGTCGTCCTGCGGGGTCTCCTGCTTGGTGTCCTGCTGGGAATCCCTCTGAGAATTGGAATCCGGCACATCAGGCACCGGCACGCCGAAATTGCGGAGTTTGCCGTTCTCCATCAGGTCACGGAAGAAGAACTGCTGCCAGAAAGAGATCATCTTCAGCAGGATGTTCTCAATCTTGGTGCGGAGAACCTTGTCGATGCTGAACGTACCCTTGACCTTGGTCTTCAGCTCGCTGTTCTCAAAGTACCAGCACATAGAAGAATCCTGACTGCAATAGCCGGTTTCTTCCACATTGCCCAGCATATCCATCTGGGTGGCAACGTCATTGATGGGGGTGATCACCAGCGTGATGGGATAGCGGTCCTTGAAGAAGCGGAACGTGAAGTTGTGCTCATCGCACAGGCCCTGCAGCTTTTTCTTCTGGGCCTCGTAGTTGGAAATTTCGCTCATGGTATGTACTCCTTTCAGCAATCAGATGAAATTTTGTAATCGTTGTTGTGGTTTTCGATGGCGGTCAGGCCGACGGCGTATGCCGCCCAGATGTCCGCCTTGAAGCCATAAAAGAAATCTGGGTTTTTGCTGGTGCCTTTTCCGTTTTTCAAATCGTGGGTTGCAAAACGGTCAATCAGCGCCCGCCGGATGGCCGGGTCATTTGCCCGGCTATCATGGCAAATGTGCCGTTTTTCTTCGATGCGGCAGAGAAGCCGCGGCTTCTGCGCCATCTGGATGGACAATGCTTCATAGAAACGCCCAATCCAGAGGACGGTATCAAAAACTTCCCTGCCCACGGCCATGCCGTAGGAAGCCACCATTTCAATGACCGCCCACTGCCAGCCCTGTTCATTGGCAAAAACCAGTTTGTTGCGCAATTCTTCGTTATCGACCTTGCCGAACTCCAGCGGCTTCAAGGTGTTGCAGTCAATAACGCAGTAGGCACTCTGCCTGTTGCCCGGATCAATGGCAATAATCGGGCATTTTTCACTCATAAATACGACCTCCCAAATTCCTGAATAAACCGGGCTTCCGGCCAGCCATAGTGTTCCATAGCCTTTTTCTGCGCCCAGCGCTTCAGCCGAAGATCAGCATCATGGTTGTTGTGGATGGCGGTCGGGCCGTTCTGATGGCACCACGGGCAAAGCGTCACCCACAGGCCCAGACGCTTGCTCTTTGCCCGGTAGGCGCTCCCGAAGTACACCTCATGCCGTGCTGTGCCATACCGCCCGCAGATCAGGCAGACCGGCTTATCATGCAGGATGCTGGGTGCATAGCCGTTGGAATCCAGCTTTTCGCCGTACTCATTCAGCGGCATCCGTCTCACCTCCCGTCACAATCCAGACCTTGTGAGAACCCCAGCCCGACCACGAAATCGCTTCCGCATGGGTGCCAACGGCCACATCTAAGGCATTTTCCTTGATGAGTGAGCCGGTATCCTGAACCACCCTCATCCCTACGCCCTCAATCAGAATGACCGTGCCATAGGGAAAGATGCTGGTGTCAGCTGCCACGGTCACGCCCGGCTGCACCTTTGCGCCGCTGGATGTAATTCCGTGTCCCTCGCCGCAGATGTGGGCGTATTCTTCGGCACAATAGGCCGTGCAGCTGAACGACCCGGCGTATGTAAGGGTCAAATCGGTCTGGGCGTTCAGCTCTGCGGTCAGGTTATCTACCTCGGTCTGAAGCCGGCCGACATTTTCCTCCGCGTCAATCGCCCGCGTCTGCCAGTTCTGAAAACGGCTGGCGTAAATATCCCGCTCGATTTCCAACTCGTCCACCCGCCGGGAGTAGGCCGTGCTTGCGAGGATGCAGCCAACCATCGCACACGAAACGCACACGATCAGGCTGCGGAATGGTCTTTTCGACCTCATGTCGTGCCACCTCCAATCTGTGCCGGGGCTGCGCCGCCGGGCAGAGCCGGGGGCTGCAAACTCTCAACCGGGGCATCCTGCACAGCCCGGTCGAAGCCCGGCCGGACGAACTGGCGCAGATCCGCGCTGCTGCGGCTGCTGAAAATCTCCGACAGATCTGCCGGGGAGCCAGCCCATCGCTGCACCGCCACCGGCAGGGCGGCGAAGATCTCAGCATTCCGGGTTTTGAAGTTCTCTCCGGTGAGTTTGCCCTCGCTGGTCACCAGCCCGCCGTGGGTCATGTAGTACAGATTTGCCGTAATCTGCTTGGCGGCGGTCGCAGCCTGTGCCCAGAGGTCGTTTGCCGAGGGAAGCCCGGCGGCCAGCAGCTTCTTGACCTCGGCGCACCAGTCAACAATAAGCTGATTCTGGTAGCGGCACTGCGTAAATGCAGTGTACAGGGCCTTTTCCACGATTTCATCCGGGATAGCACCGAACGCTTGGATATAGATTTTGGTATCTGCCATGCGTTCCTCTTTGCTGCGGATGCGGCCGTAGTGATCATCAATGACCACCAGCAACTCCATCAGTTTTTTGTCTGTCATGTTGAACCTCCCAAAAGTTCACCGAAAATTTCATTGTAGTCCTCGGCAGCGGAGCGTTTGGGCTGCTGACCCGCCGGGGGCTTGCGCCGCTCGTCACGGGACTGCACGTCACCAAGGGTTCTCACACCCTCGTTTTTCCATACTTTCAGGATGCCGTTGACGTAGGACCATTTGCGAACCCCGGCCAGAGCGGCCTTTTTGATGGCCAGCAAGATGAGGTCGTCCGTGAAAATCTCCCGCCAGCCCAGCAGGTCTTCCCGCGCTGCTGGTGGGAAACCTCCGAGATTGTCCTCGAAAGAGCGGATGATCTCAGCCAGCCCAGCATCGACGGTCGGACTACCGTTATCTCTTACTCTTTCTCTGTTCTCTATATCTTTCTCTTTATCTATCTCTATCTCTTTCTCTGTATGGACATTGTCCACATTGTTGTCCTCGTTGCTGTCTGCACACTTTGGGGGAAGTTGTCTGCGGCGGTTTTCACGCTGAAGGCGCTTCTGCGCAGAGTAGTCTGTTTCACTGCCGACAATGTCTGAGTAGTTGGCCAAAACGAGAACACCATCTTTGTCCTCATAAATTAGACCGATTTGCTTATAGACTTCCAAAGCAACACGGACAGTTGCCAACGAGAACCATTTGCATTCGCGCTGAATTTTTTCTACATCATAAGGAATAATCATATCCCCGATTTGAAAAGCCAGTCGGCCGCCAGTGTTGATGGTTTTGAGACAGAGCATTTGATAAAGGACAACATAGTTGGCACCATCGGGCTGCCCCATGAGGTAATCGATCATGTCCGACGACATAAACGAGTCCTTGAGCTTAATCCAGTAATACCGTTTTCCAGTTGCCATTATCAGCCCCCCTTAGAACGGCAGGTCGTCGCTGTCATCGATGACCGAGAAATCGTCAGGGTCGCCCTGCGAGTAGCTGGGCTGCTGCCCGCCGGGGGCACTCTGCTGCCATTGCTGCCGCTGGTTCTGGGTGGCGAAGCCCATCTGCTGCGGCTGCTGGTTCTGATAGGACGGCTGCTGGTAGGACTGCTGGTAGCCCGGAGGCGGTGCCTCGCCGCCATCATCAACACGCTGCTCCGTCTTTGGGCCGCAGAAGTGAATTTTCTGCACCACGAACTCGGTGGCGGTGCGCTTCTGGCCGTTCCTGTCCTCATAAGACCGGGTCTGGCACTGGCACTCCACAAGAGCCGTGCTGCCCTTGCGGAAATACTGGCAAACGAACTCTGCCGTTTTACGCCATGCCACGAAATTCAGCCAATCGGTAGCCCGCCGGCCATCCTGACCGACATTGTCCCGGTCAACGGCCATGCGAAAGCTGGCGAATGTCAGGCCGCTCTGTGTGGTCCGCATTTCAGGATCGGCAGCTAAGCGGCCCTGAAATATGCAATTATTCAGCATGCGCGTCCTCCTGCCTGACGTTGCAAAATGCGTTCCGCATCTCCTGCACGAAAGTGCCAGTGCCGTAAGCATCACCGTTGGCGTTCTTCTGGTAGATGATGGCGAGCTCGGTCTGTGCCCGAAGCAAGTCCTTGTACTCCTCAACCGGGATAGCGATGGTCTGGACGTTCAAATCTTCCATAACCGGTTCCTTTCTTCTCGCATGATGCGGACCACCTTGCGGCACTGGTCCACATCGAACATTCCAATATGCGTAAATTCAATCGGGGTGCCCATCTTCTCGGACAGCCAGCGGTAGGCCTCATTCCGGCGGCCACGGTAGGGACCGTATTTCCAGAGCGGGTCAAATGCTGCATGAGCTGCCTTTTTCCAGTTGCGCAACTCCGAATTTGCCAAGCGGCCAAGGGGTTTGTCAGACCCCTTGTGTACGCCGACATAGGCACCGCAGCGAGGGCAGAGGTAAATCATGCCGAAGCTGTGGCCGTGGTAAACCACCGAACTGTCTACGAAGTCTGCGGGCGTTCCGCAGTAGTCGCAGATGACGATTCGGCCTTTCATCGTGACCATTCCTCCTTGTACCGGGCCAACTGCTCCGGGGTATCCGTCTCGATACCCAGAGCCTTGGCTTCATCAATCGCACCGTCAATCAGGTGTGAAAATTCTTTCGTGTCCATCTTGCTGGTGTCCTTGTAAACCAAGTAGCAGTTGAACCATTTTCCGTCCTCTTCCCGCACATCAAAGCAGCGGGTGTATTTGTAGAGGTCGTGAACATCCACGCTGACCGGAAGTTTGAAGCCCACGGTGCAGCCATCCTTATCTCTCGCAACCGTTCCGTAGGCCACAACCAGCCGCTCTTTCACAAGGTCGTCCGATTCGCCAGTTTCGGCGGCAATTTTGTTGACCAGAACATGGAAGTAGGCGTTTGCACTGTGGCTGCGCTTGTTGCGGTGCTTCTTGATTTCAATGTCCAGCAGCGGCTCCTGATTCAGCTTGTCCCACAGACTTCGGAAATCAGAATCAACTTCCAGCGTGATACGCTGCTTGCGGTTCAAACTGAAACTCATATCGACCAGCCGCCCGGTCATAAGGCTTTCCAGTGCTCCTTGAACACGTTCATCAGGCCGAAAGCATCCAACCAGTCGAAGAAGTCCGAAATGATGGGGCAAATATCCGGCGTTTCATCCCTGCGGTAGCACTCCGTCCAAACGTCCATGCCGTTGCTGACGAGGTAGGAAAACGTCTGCGCTTCCGGGATGAGCAGCATATAGGTTGGGTGCTGGGTGCTGGAATAGAACTTTCCGCGCTCGTAGCCCTTGCTGAATTTGATGTCGTAGATGGTGCCAGCTTTCAGGGCATCGAGGCGGCCATACAGAACCACATCCATGCCCCGCACCTGAATCGTCCGACGGGCTTTGAACTGTAGCTGCCCGCCCTTGATGATGGCGGCGATCTGCCCAGCAGCCCAGTTCCACGGATTGTTGGGGTCATCGTGGCCATTGACAATGGCGGTCACGAGGTTCTCAAAGTCGATGCCGTTCTGCATGGCCTCCGTCCGGGGCGTAGGCTCTCGGCGCAGTACCAGCATGAACTCCGCCAGCGGGTCGCCCTCGGTGGTCAAATCCTCGTAAGGATTCTCCCGAATGAGATGCAGCCACGAGGACAGCAGCGAGTGAGTGACGAGGTATGCAGCCATTACTGTGCCTCCTCTGCGGGCTTGTACTGGGCGGAATTCGGGTCGAACGTCAGGCCGAGGGCTGCGATTTTGGTTTTCCACTGGGCGTTCAGTTCCCGGCTGGAAGTCAGGTGATGGTGCAGAGCCTTGAACGGCTGCATGGCGGCGTTGGCGGTATTTGCATCCTTGATGCCGGCAATAATCTTGCTGCCATCCCGCATAACCTGTTCGTACGCCTCGTTTTCCTTGGCGTTTGCAGCCACTTCCTCGGCGGCCTTGCTGTTATATTCCTCGAACAGCTTGGTCAGGAAGTCATTCTGACTGCCGGGACCAAGGGCGGGAATCTTATAAACGCCGTGGATGCCGCGGGTGCCCTTGGCGAAATACCGCTCACAGTTGGAGAAGCCGATGGTGCGGTCGTTGCCGTACATCTCCACGAAACCGCCCAGATCCATGGGCTCCCAGACGTTGTTCTTGGTCTGACCCTCGACCTTGATGCGGAGGCGGGTGTTGTCGCCGTCCTTTTCCTCGGTGGCATGGAATACGACCACGATGTTCTTCTTCAGCTCATAGAAGCAGTAGTCCATCAGCCGGACGAACTCACGGCCTACGAAACCGTAACCTTTGAGGGACAGGCTGCCATCGCGCTGGCCGTACTTGGGATTCTGCTTGATAGCCCACAGACCCATCAGGGAAATCAGCTTACCGGCGGTATCGAATACTAGCGTCTCGAAGTCGTTGAGGTTCTCCGGCTTCAGGTCGTTCAGGATCTCGTCATAGCTGCGGGGCTGGATGTACGGCATACGGTAGCGAGGTTCGATACGGTCAATGCCAAAGTCGCAGTCGATGTGCAGCGGGCGGGGTGCGGACAGGGCCAGCGTGGACTTGCCGATACCGGGGTAGCCAGCAATGAGCATCCGAATCTTCTTTGCGCCGTCCTGAATGTCGTTGGGATTGCGAATCATAATGTTTACTCCTTTTCAGTTGATAGGCTTACTTGCGGAACATGACGTACTTGCCGGTGGTACGGTTGACCAGCTCCATGAAGTCCGGGCCATCCCGGACACAGAGGTACAGGCGGAAGTCCCAGCCCTGTGCGGAAAGGGCCTCTTTCTGCTTGCGGGTCAGCTTTTTGCCTCTTACTTTCAAAAAATCACCCCCTCCTCGGCCTTGTTGACAGCGATGTTCAGAGTGATGGTCTCCCGGCAGCGGAGGCCGAAGTTGCCGCCCGGGCCGAACATCTTGGTTTTCTCGAACTCCCTTGCGCTGTACACGCTGGAGCAGTTCAGGATATTGGGAATGCGGTCGGGATGCACTGCCCGGAATGCCTGACACGCCATCTGGTAGTTGGGTGCCCAAACCTCCGTCCATCCTCCGCAGTACGGCTGAACATCATCGGAGCCGTAGGTGAAGTAGAATTTTTCCAGATCCATCACTCAGCCTCGCTTTCGTTCTTGATGCAGATACCAAGCGCAGAGAACAAGAGCATCAGGCCAACTTCATCTCCGTCATCCAGGCTCATAAAGTCGAGCTCCCCGGCCACAAAGCCCTCACGGAGAATCACAGCGGTGCCCACAATGGGCTGACCATGTTCCGGCGTACCGTAGAGAATGCTGGCAATGCTGTTGATGGCGTAGCCTTTCAGCAGTCCCTCATCATCAATCACCATGCACAGTCCTTCCGGCAGATACTTGGGATGAACCACCTCGATGCAACCGCCGACCTCTTTCTGGAGGTTGTCCAGCAGCGGTTCGCTGAAGTCCTTGAACTGCATCCGATTCTCGGTGTCAAACACCAATCCTTTCATAAAAACACTCCTTTTCCGGGAAGCACTCGTTGACTTCCCATGCGTCTGTGGCCTCTAAGCAGTGGTCACAGCCTACGATTGTTCCATCCTCGGCGCGATAGATGGTATCGCACCTCTGATGGCAGAGGGGGCACACAGGAGGGTCAGGGTAGCCAGCCTCCGCATCAGTCCTCGGATACAGCATCCAGCACCTCCCGGAGCTTGCGACCCATCCAGCGGCCTACATCATCGAACATCCCCATGCTGTCCAGCCAGACAAACAGGGCTGCGATAACAGAGGTCACAGCAAACTGCGCCGCCGGGGCACGAGCTGCTGCCTGTTCGGCGGTGATGCCGTACACGATCATCAGAATCCGGGTCATTCCTTACACTCCCTTTCTTTGCGAGCCTTGCGGGCAGCCGTTTGGGCTTCCAGCTTCTCGCGGTTCCCGGGCTGGGCGATGAATTTTTTGAATCCCGCCAGCGTCACGCGGCCAAAGCTCTCACCGACTTCCGGGGGAATATCGGCCACGTTGATGTGAATTGTGGTGTCCATGTGGTCCTCCTGTTTTGAAGTAGGCAAATAGTCTACTTACAGAGCAAAAAAAATCTGCTCCATTTCCTCCGTTCCGATGTGGAGCAACTCGCACAGACTTTTAATTTCAGGTGCGGTAAAATCGGTTTTATTCCGAATTTTGTTCAAAAATCCCTGATATGAAAGGCCAATGCGATTTGCAATATACTTCATCTTGTAGCCGGAGGCATCAATCTTTGCTTTGAGCAAAGTGGTATTGGTCACAGTAAGTTCACCTCGCTTTCCGTTCGGCGTAGACTGGTTGTCTACTGGGCGTATATTACCACCTCGTAGACCGAATGTCAACTATTTTTTTGAAAAATTTGAAAAAATGTTGACCTCATGCCTACGCCGTATTATAATTGCATCAGAAGAATTTAGGGGGATGCAAAACCATGACCATCGGACAAAGAGTGAAAATTCGACGTGAAGAATTGGGGATGTCCCAAGAAGAACTAGCAAAGAAAATCGGCTATAAGTCGAAATCATCTATCAATAAGATTGAGCTTGGCTTCCGTGTCCTCACGCAGTCTAAAATCAAGGCTATTGCTGATGCACTTGATACGACCCCGTCTTACATCATGGGATGGGATGAAGAAGCCAGCCGGAATGAGTGGGCTTCGAAATTCCGCGACAGCGTGATGCAGATTTTGAATAATGCAGATCCGGCCGACTTAGAGGCTGCGGGTATCAGCGTTCAGGAAATCGAAGAAGAACTGAGCGGCAGCGACTCTATTTCGTTGGTGACGGCCTGCGCCATTGCGGATGAGCTGGGCGAGTCGCTGGATTCTCTGCTGGGCCATACTCCCAAGGAAATGATAAAGGCCGCCCTCCAGCAGGAGGACGGCCAAACGGCTGAAATTATTGAGCTGCTTCTTGATTTACCGGCAGATCGGCAGCAGGAGGCGTTGAGCTATCTTCGTTACCTTTCAGGGCGTGCAGAAAAATAAGCAATCGCTCCTTATCAGCATCCGACAGTTTTTTGATTTTGGCAAAGATATCCGACCATTCGCTCGTAGTCATACGGCATGGCTCCTTTCTCAAATTTACTGTCGGCAGCAACTGAATTATATCAAATACGCACCCGCTTTTCAGGGATTCGTAGAATTATACCGAAAATCGGAAAAATATTGCGAATTTTGAAGAAGATAATCGTGAGGTGATGGTTGATGGCCCGAAAAAAGAATATTGCTGCGGGTCAGAATGCCGTCATTTATGCCCGCTATTCCTCCCACAACCAGCGAGAGGTCAGCATTGAGCAGCAGGTCAGAGAGTGCATGAAGCACGCTGCCGAGCTGGGGCTGCACGTCGTTGGAACCTATGAGGACAGGGCCATCAGCGGCAAGACCGATAAGCGGCCCAACTTCCAGCGAATGATGCGGGATGCTGAAAAAGGCAAATTTCAGGCGGTTGTGGCATGGAAGTCAAACCGCATTGGCCGCAATATGCTTCAGGCAATGGTCAACGAGGCCAAACTGGAAGACTGCGGCGTGAAGGTGTTCTACGCCGAGGAAGATTTTGACGATACAGCCGCCGGGCGTTTCGCATTGAGGAACATGATGAATGTGAATCAATTTTACAGCGAGAACATGGCGGAGGACATCACCCGGGGGCTGTATGATAACGCCAGCAAGTGCATGGCGAACGGTCGGCAGCCCTTGGGCTACAAGCGGGGTGAGGATGGCCGTGTGGTGCTGGATGAAGCGAATGCGGCCGTTGTCCGGGAAATATTCACCCGTGTGGCTGCTGGTGACCTGTTCGTGGACATTGCGCGAGATCTCAATGCCCAGGGCATCAAGACCAGCAAGGGAGCCAACTGGAACAAAGGCAGCTTCCAGAGTATTTGCCAGAACGAGCGGTACCGGGGCATCTACATATACGGGGATGTCCGGGTGGCCGATGGCATTCCACGCATAGTGAGCGATGATTTGTGGTACAGGGTACAGGAGGCCATGAGGATGAAAAAGAATCCAGTCGGAACCCGGCACCGTGTCGGGGCAGAAGATTATCTGCTGACCGGGAAGCTGCGCTGCGGGCATTGTGGCAGCTACATGACGGGCGTATCTGGCACCAGTAGAAACGGCGAGCTGCATTACTACTACACCTGCCAGAAGCGGCGCACCGAGCACGCCTGTGACAAGAAGAACATCCGCCGGGATGTCATTGAACCGGCTGTGGCTCAGGCCATCAAGATGTACTGCTTGACCGATGATGTCATTGCGTGGATAGCAGATCGGACGGTCGAATACTGGGAAAAGCACGACAATGACCTCCAGATCGAGGCGCTGGAGCAGCAGTTGGAGGAAAATAAAAAAGCCACCTCGAATATGCTGAAAGCCATCGAGATGGGGATTATCACAGAGGCCACCCGCACCCGGATGGTCGAGCTTGAGACTGAGCAATCCCGGCTGAGCGTCCAACTGAATGCGGCCAAAGAGGATGTCGTGAAAATCGACCGGGAGCAAATCATCTCCTATCTGGAACTGCTGCAGCAGGGTGACATCCACGACCGGGATTTCCAGATGGAACTGTTCAAGAACTTCCTCGTGGCCGTCTATGTCTACGATGATAACCGCATGAAGCTGGTGTTCTCCTGCATGGGAGACCAGAACAGCGTCGAAATTCCTTTGGAGACCGGAGAAGACCCGCCCGATGGCGGGCTGTCACCGGATGCTAAAATGTTCGTTTTGACTCCTGATAGCTCCACC